TCGCGGTCACGGTGGCATGCAGGGCACGGCCAGCGGTAAAGGTGCCGTAGGCGAGATTGGCAATGGAGGTGGTGCCGTTCGAGCCGAACAGCGAGACCTCCAGCGCCGCGTCTGCCGGGGTGGCGGTTGCCGTGCCCTGGGTGAGGACCGTGCAGTGGACGCCCCGGATGCGGGACTTCTGGAAGAAGTTGAAGTGGACGAAGCTGCTGACGGCTGCCGCAACCAACGGCCCGCTCTTCTCGCGCTGAACGAGGTAGTTGGGGTGGTCGTAAGTCTTGATACGTTTGACCATTGCTCTGTTCCTCTCCTGCGCGGCCTCTCACGCAGGACAAATGACTGGACGGGGAGGAAGGCCCCCGGTTTAGCTGGGTCCGCCTAGACGGCGGAGTCCCACTTGCCGATACGGGCCTGTGCCGCAGTGTCCGCGTGGACGAGGCCGTAGCCCTCCAGCGCGTACCATGCGATGCCCTTCGACCGTCCGAAGTCGGAGGGGATTTTCCCTCGCATCTCCTCGGCGATCACGATGCCCTCGGCGATGGTGTCGTCACCGAAGAAGAACATCCAGTCGGAGTCGCCTCCGTCCCAGGCGTCGGCGGTGCCTGCGCTGGCGTTCCAGGTGGTGGAGTCATTGGCCCCGCCCTTCGGAATGAAGGTCTGTTCGCAGAACCGAATGTTCTCGTAGCGACCGATCTCACCGGCATGGATCAGGGAGAACCCTAGCTCCGAATACTGGTGAACCGCCTCCAACTCCGTCTTGAAGTCGCGCAGCGTGGTCGGCCAGGAGACGGCGACGAAGTCATCACCGACAAACGGCGGAATGTTGCGCTCTTTCATGGCGTCCGAGATGGCCCGTGCATGGCCAGCGCGGAAGGAGATGTTGTTGGTCGCGGTCGCGGTGCCGTCTGCCGTGACATCGACGGCGGTGGTGGAGGTGCCAGCCGAGGACGGGACGAAGCGCAACTGGGCGCGGTCGAACTCGGCGTGGGCGGCGATGTCGAACGACTTCTTGGTGTCGTTCTTCAGCACCTTGTGGATGATGTTGCGAACGGGCTGCTCGGACAGATCGTCCAGCTTGCCGGAGTAGGACACGCTGTTGCCATACTCGTTCACGGTCAGCGTACCCTGCGTGATCGTGAAGTTCGACTCGGGCATCGTGGTCGTCTCGACCAAGGTCCCGCCCTGTTCACCAATGTCGCTGTAGACGTTCCAGGTGAAGAGGTCGCCACGGCCCAGCATGTTGCCATCCTGGTTGCGGCTCTTCGTCGCGTCACGGGCATCGGAGAACTGGCGGAACTTACACATCGGCTGGACTGCCATGCGCAATTCCCGAGAGAGCTTGTCGGCGTACATGAAGCCGCCGAGAGAGTTAGTGACCCATAGTTGGCCTGCCATTTGCCTTATCCTTATTGCAAACGGCGGTCGCTTCGGTCCTTGATAAGCTCCGCAATGCCAGCCGCTCTGGAGGCGTTGATCACGGCCTCTGGATCAGAGTTAGCTGGCGCTGTGGCCGGAGTCTGGACACCTCGCGCCGCCGGGGGGTTGACGGTTGCCCGTTTTCGCATCTCCTTTGCAGGATCAACGACAACGGTGGTTCCTGGCTTCGGCCTTGGCGGGTCGTTCGGAGAGTCCTGTGCGCCTGCGGTTCCCCAGGACTGCAAGGCTGATCTGGCTGTATTGCCCGCTGCTACCAAGATGTGGTTCCAAGACCGACGCGGTCGTTGCTCCGCTTGCGCCGCTCTTAGCTCACCCATGATGGTGTTTTGGACTACAGTGCCAACCATGTGTCCCAGGTGCTCGTTGGGGACGTTGAGGATATCACCGTACTCTGTACCAAAGCTCGCGAGCGCCTCGCGCCACTCTGTCTCATCTCTTGAGACTTGAACCGCTCGCTGGACGATAACGTCGGGGTCAACCTGTGATCCCGTCGCCTGGAGATTATTAACCATCTCCTTGAACTTCTGACCCGCCACCTCCGGGTCCTCATACTGCATGGACCGGACCAACTCGGTGTAATCGATTGCCGGTTCGGCCTGGGCAGCAGGTGGCTCTGCTTCTTGCGGCGGCTGCGCTCCCTGCGCTTGCCGCTCGATGTTCTGGATGCGTGTAAGAGATTCCTGGGCCTCTGCGAGGCGGGACCGGGCGGCCCCCTCGATCTGGCCGGTGGCCTTTAGCTCACCCAGGCTCCTCTGGGTGGGGACACCATCGACCATCAAGGTGATCATGGTGTCGTCGCCGGGCTCGTCCGTGGAGAGGGGGGCTGCTGGCTCTGGCTCGGCGGCCAGAGGCTCCGTCTCTGGAGCTAAAGGTTCTTGGGGTTGCAGCGCCTGCGGCTCGGGTTCTGGATCGAGGCCCTCGCCTACCTCCGGCTCCTGGGCCAAAGCGTCGGGGCCTTCCTCGATCTCACCGGCAAGCTGTTCTCGGCGTGTGTCGGCCACGTCCTCAAGGACAGCGGCACGGCGGTCCATCAAGTTCAGTGACTTGTCGTTCTCCGGCGCATTGGGGTCCGCTGAAGGGACATTTTCCTGCGCATCACTCTTCGGCTTCCTGGCCATCTTCGACTAATTCAGCCTCTGCTTGCGCTAATTCTTCCTTGGAGGCACCACTCAAAATTAGCTCTTGAGGGGTGTCTTCAAACCACCGTGCTCTAGTAATCCTATTCTGAATCTTACGCATTTTGTCAACATCTGTTACGTCACAGCCTTCAAATTCCTCCTTCGCCTCCTCCACGTCCTTGTGGAGTTGGGCCATGAGAATCGCCCAGCCTTCGGAGTTGCGCATAGCGAGAAGGGCATCGACGGCAGCAGAAACCGCCGCTTCCTCATTCGCTGCTTGCTGTTCCGTTTCCTGGTCTAGGTTCTGGTCTTGATTGGGCAATTTCATTGGCTCCAGCCTGTTTCATCATCTCTTGAATGACGTTAGCCATATTGCGGGCGTTCTCTTTCGTCAAGTCCGAGGACCCCTTGGCTTCCGTCTGCCGTTCAGAGGAGGCAGCCATCTCCTTCTGGATCATCATCTTCACCATGCCTTCAAGCTGCGTGGTGTCCATGTTGCCCTTGTTCTCCAGTTCCTGCTGGCTCTGGCGGGACTGGCCAAGTATCTGGGCAACCGCCTTCTTGCCCTCGACATCGACGATGCGTTTGTCCAACTGGTCTTGGAGTTCTTCGAGCTTCTTCTGGAGCATCTGGACCTGCGGGTCCTGCTCTCCAAGTTTGAAGAATCGCTGTCCGTCCCGGTAGCCCAGAGGGCCGAAGATTTCCTTGGCGAACTCCTCGAAGTCGGCCAGCATGCGGGCTTCCTCGCCGAATATCTCGCCGATGGCCTTGGCCCCGATCATGAACTTCTCCAGGCGCTGCATGGGGTCTGTGGCTCCGATGCCGACGTTGACCTTCACCATGGCCTCCTGGTTCATCATCTGGTCGTTGATCTGACTGATGCCGTGCCGCTCGAATAGCTGGGCCTTGTCGGCAGCGATGGCGATCAGGGTGGTGTCGCTCTCGTAGTGGCGCTCCATGTTGATCAACTGGCGCAGCACCCGCTCGGTCCAGGTCTCGGTGATGACGCGCAGGTCAAGCTCGCCGATGTTGTTGGCTGCCCCGGCCATCAACTGCATGCCGCCCACGGTCTCGTTCATGCGCCGGTTGGAGGCAATGGTGCCCTGGGCCGACTGGACGCCCGCTAGGTCGTCGAAGTCGGCGTTGATGCGGTCCTGCTCCTGGAAGCTGCCGCCGGTCACGTCGCGGGTCTCCATCTCCTTCACGTCGCCCTCGATGTCCGACACCAAGGTGATGGCACCGGGGGACGCACGGAGGAGGGAGCGCAGATCGACCTGCTTGCCTCGCCGCACCAGGAAGCGTTTCATCAGGGCCAGTTTGATGTTGTCGATGCGGAGGTTGGCGATGTCGTTGGCCTCGCGCTGAAGCTCCTGGACGATCTCCGGCTTGCCTGATGGATAGACCTTGTGGGTCTCGATGAGCAGGTTGCCCATGACGAGAGGGCGCTCTTCATCGGCGTGGAGGTATGCCTCTTCGGTGGGGACGGGGTCGGAGAGCAGGTCGTTGACGCCGGATGTCCACCAGACGTAGTCCCGGTTCTCCCACCTCATGAAGTTCTCATGCACCCAGACGATGCTGTATTCGTCGATCTGGATTTCCGATTCCCTGGAGTCCTGGCGGCTGCCCTCGCGGTGAGACCGCGTCGAGTCCCAGTTGTGGTCATCGGCGGAGGCGCGGAGCCTTGTCCTGTCCACTTGGTGCCAGGGCGGGGCCGTTGACTTGCCCGGCTGCTCCTTCATCCGCTCCTCGACCTCATAGACGTACATCGGGTAGAGGATGATGCAGTAGGGGCTGGAGTTGATGGGATCGAGCCAACTGGCACCACGGTCCACCCGGACGTTCTCGATGGGGATCAGGTCCACATGGGGGCGGTCCCTGACCACGATGGTCTTCATCTTCTGCTCAAGGATGGGGTTGTAGTTCTCATCGACGAGTTCGTTGCCAAACTCATCTTGCATGCCGACCATTTCCGGCTCTTCGCGGGTGGTGTACTCCCACCACTGCTTGGAGACCACGGAGCCGTACTTGGCGGCGTCCTGGTAGGCACCCACCACGGTCTGGAACCAGGGGATGCCGACCTTCTGGGACGGGGAGGTCAGGCGATACTGGAGGATTTCCTTCTGAAGCTCCGCCGTGGCCACCTGCTTCTTGTCGCTGGGGTTCCAGGGTGTGACGGCGATCACATCCTGGCTGGAGAAGTAGGAGGCGGCGATCTGGGCCTCACCGGAGCGGATCATGTGCCGGGTCTTGGGCCGATAGAGCCTGGAGCGGGTCTTGTATTTGGACGACAGGTACTTGGAGCCGGAGGCATGGCGGCTGTAGAAGGCTCGCTCGTTACGCTCCCACTGGGACCGAAGGCTGGAGTCCACGAAGTCGGTGCTCGATTCGTAGGCTCTGCGGGCCAGTTGCAGGGGCTCCGGCGGCCCGTCCTTGGTATGATCGTCGTCCTTGGTGGGAAGCGCATCCTCGCCCATCTTGGTAAGGAGCTTGTCGGCGGCGTCGCCCAGGGAGGCGTCCTCTACAGCCGGGGTATCCTGTCGTCTGACCTTGACCATGCTACATCTCCGGCTGCAAGAAGGGCCACGTCGGCAGGGCCTCAAGGTACTCTTCGGGCTTCAAACCGCGCCGAGACCTCTTGAACCTTTCGAGGACCTCTCCTCCGCCGCGCATGACGCACTTAAGGTCCACGTCCATCATGTCACGTTTCATGCCGAAGCCCCACGGCTTGTTGCGATTGAGGTCCAGGTTGCGCACGATGACCAGCCCCTGGAGGACCTCGACATGCCATGCCCAGCCTGGATAGTGCCTGTGAAGGATTTCCAGACACTCGTTGTGCAACGTCAGGTCAGGCTTCAACTCGTTGGGGTTGAGGCTGGTTATGGCTCGGTACTCTTCGGCCATCAGAACGCTTCCTCTTCGTCGGGCTCGGTCATCTGCGCCTGGAGGTTCAGCTTCTCCTCGTCCGAGAGCCAGCGAAACTCCTGGCGCGTGATGAAGGGTTTCATGGCCTCGGGGAGCGCATCGTACTGGGTGTCATGATCTGCCATCAGGTCGGATCGTAGATGCCCTTTGTTGGCCCGGCGGAGCGTTTCTGGACGTTGCCGGAGAACTGGTAGACCACGGGATAGAGCTTCTCGTAGTCGTAGTTGTCGTCCTTCTCGGCCTTCTCGACGATCTCTCGCCAGGAGAATTTGGTGGATGAACTAGCCATTGGGATGCCTCTTTGAAACGTGTGTGCTCAAGGTCTTGCTGCGATTGCCGTTCTGGTTATAGACGCAATAGCCGCTCTCAAAATCAGTGACGGTCACCAGACCCTTAACCACCCCACCGCCGACAATATGTGCGTCCACCCAAATGTCATCCCCAACAAGGACCGTATCTCCGTGCATGTCGATCTGCGATTCGATCACTTCCAGCCTCCAGTGTTACACTTTTACTTAACGATATTCTCGCTCTTCTGTCCACTAAACGCCGTCTGCGAAGACTTCTGGTTCCAGGGGGTTGTCGCCGAATGGGCTCTCGTCGTAGCTCTGTGGCGGGTTGGCCTTCATGTCGTACATGCGGGAGATAGAGTCCAGGATGTCATCCATGCCCGCCGGGAAGAAGACGAACTCCTCCATGAACTTGGCCAGATAATCGTAGACGTGGTCGTCCTCGTCGATCTTGTGGATGGAGCGGGCGACGCGCCACGCCTCCTGCTTCTCGATGGCCTCCCTGGCGGCGTTGGTCCCCTTGGGGTCGTAGGGGGTCATGGTGCCGTCAGCCTCGACCGTGAAGACGTTGGGGAGCCGGAAGCGGCCCATACGCACGTCGGGCTCCATGCGCTCGATCCGCTGAATCTTGGACTTCGGCCCAGAGCGCGGCCAGTTGACCTCCGTGATGGGAAAGTGAATGCCCTCATGGGTCATCCTCTCCTCGAAATACTCGATGTCGGTCTGCATGCCGAACTGCTCGTAGCCGACCTCAACGACGCCGATCCCCTGCATGCGCGACCAGCGCCGGTAGGCATCCCTCACCACCTGCCACCTCTTGGAGAGGGTCATGCGGTGGCACCAGCCGTCGAGGAGGTACTTGTTGCGGCCCACATCGAGGCCGATGACGGCGATGGCGGTGTTGTCGGAGGTCGCTGACCGGCCCTTCGACGGGTCACAGAGGATGTAGACGTTGAGGACCTTCGGCCTGACCGTCCAGAACTGGAGCAGACGGGGATCGAACTTGGTCTCCGCGCCCTCGATGGGATTGCACAGCATCTGGGCCGCGACGACGCCCTTCGGCTGGCGAAGCTCCTCGTCCCACTGCTTCTGGGTCAGGAAGATGGGTTTGCCGTCGAATTTCCCGGTGTCAGTGGCCGGATAACGGCGCTCCTTGAGCAGGCCGCGCTTGAGAAGCTGGCCGTAGGTGTCCGCAAAATGATACCGGGTGCCGACGATCTGCTTGCGTCCGCCACGCCGAACTCCGAGATACCGGGACAGGTCGAACGATGCCGTGGTCTTTTTGATCATATCCGGGGTGCCAACCGATTTGTCGGTCACCACGTCGTCATAGACCAATTTCCTGAAATGCTTGCCGATGGGCTGACCGTCAACGAGGCCCCACGCTTCAACTGTAGCCTCCCTGGGGTTGGTGTTCCGTCGTACCACGATGCCAGCTTCTTCTCCCCAGCGAGGCGCTTGCCGGTCAGGACGGTCCCAAAAGATATCTGGAAAAAGCTCTCTGAGGAACGCATTTTCCTCAAATTCCAGCTTGATCTGCTTAAGAAAGTCTTTAGCGATGGGTCTGTTATGAGAGAATATGCCAATCGTGATTTCTGGATCGACGAGTATGTCCTGAATATTCCCTGCGAACGAGATGATCGTGGACTTGTAGTGTTCTCTGGCCCAGACATCGATGTAGTCATCAGGGTCCGCTTCCACTTCACGGATTCTATCAAATAGGAAGTCGTCGCGAACATCTGGTCTACGAAGTATGCAGGTGAGGAGAAAATATCTGTCATTGCGGGCGAACCAGCGGACCTCTGCACGGTCGTTGCGCTCGAAGACCTCGTCGTAGAGGCTCTCCACCTCCAGGCGCGGCATGGACCAGAGACGGACGATCTCCGGGTCGGTGCCCTGTTTGAGGCTTTTCAGAGGCATTCATACACTGTGCCGCGTCAAGGGGGGTTTTGGCAAGGGGTGGCCCGCCGGGGTGTTCGACGGGCCTGCATATTGGCTTTTCGGTGGAAGAATTCAGCGAGGCTCCTTTAAGCCAGCCTGTTAGAGCGACACCCGTTGCCCTGTGACCAGCGACCAGGGCCGCCAGGAGATCAGGAAAAGGCCGCTTCGGCGTCGATCACGTTCTCCGTGGGCGGCGGGGGCGCGGGCTCGATCCCTGCGGCGACCAGGGCGGCCTGCCCGAGGGGGGTGTCGCCGAGGATGCCGAGGGCGTGGCGGTAGGAGTTGGAGGTCGATAGCTCGACAGCCAGGAGGTCGGGCTCCATCTTCAGTTCCCGGACCATCTTGCGCATGACCTTGGTGTCCAGGCCCTCCTGCTTGGCCGCCTTGTAGAACTCGCGGATGACGGTCTTCTTCTCCTCGATCTCGGCCTCGACGGCCTGAATCTTGGCGATGCGGGCCTTCAGATTCGCTACGGTGTTGTCGCCGGGAACTTCTGTCATTGTCCAAC